CTGTTGTGAATCCTTGATTTTTTCCTTCTAATCCTAATTGAATCTGATGTTTTACAGATTCAGTTATTGTCATAGTTCACTTACATCATCAATATGAGCTATATTCCAATGCTCATGTTCTATTTCAGAAGCAGCTTCTTCTGGACTATTTGCATAAGTCCATTCTTTATCATAATCTCCATCCTTTGTAGTAAACCTAACTAAATACTTTTTCATTCTTCTAATATTTCTAAATTAGAGTAGTATATATCTCCGACTTTCTCACCATCCCAGAACGGACAAGACATATCATCTACACAGTCGATATAATCTTTGATTTTAAATACTTCGTTTATATCGTCACAATCCTCTACTTCGTATTCAAACGTTTCTCTAATTTTCATTTTCTTAATAATTTAGATTTACGTTGTATCTGTTTAGCTTTAGTACTACCTGAATAGTATTTACCAAAATCGTCAGCGTTTCCGCTATAAAATGGTCTTAAACCTGGATATTTTGCCATATTAATAACTTAATTCTTTTGGACTATTTTCATAAGTCAAGTCTGGATATAAATCATAATTTAAAATATCCTTTAAATGACTTGTTCCAAAAGCCCAATATCCCTTTTTATATTTATCTTTAACTGGTTTTGAAGTTCCAATCCGTAACCAATTATCTTTGTCACGTGCGATCCATAGTTTCATATTAGTTGTGTTGCTTCAAGATTAATATTAATGGAATCACCTTCTCTAAAAGCTTTTAATGCTTCTCCACCTCTATCAATTATAAATCTATCAAGAGTAGTAAAGTTATATCCATTTTCAATTCCCCATCTAATATTATTAATTATCTCTTGATGAATTTCTGGATTATTTTTTATAGATTTAGCATACTTTTGAAATGCTTGTTCAAGAGAATCAAAATGCTTTGATACTGTTCTTAAATTAAAAACTTGACCTTGAACTGTACAGGATTGGGGATATGTATAAAACAATTCTTCACCCATTTCAAAAGCACTTCTATAATATCTTTTCAAAAAGTTTTGATTAAATTGAACATCTTCTGGAATAAATAGAGTTCCTTCCTTTGGTAATTTATAACTCTTTAAAATTATTCCTTTTTCTTGAAGTGATTCTAATGCTAATCTTAAATAATTTTTATTCTCAAAACATTGTACGTATTGTTGAAGATAAGTATAATCTCCATCTTGGGCTAATAGTATAACCTTAATAGTATATAATTCATTGGGATATATCTTATAATCCCGCATCAAAATTAACTCATTATCAAGGTTATGATTTAAATATTTCACAACATACTAATTGGTATTAGCTGTCATAGATTTTGTTCAGATTTCTCTGCGTACTTCAATGCATAAGGTTCTAAAAATTTATCTAATAATTCCTTATATCTTTTATTAAATTTATCAGAGTTATAATGTTTCTTTATATAATCTGAAAACTGAATATTGTTAAAACAATTATTTTCTAAAAGAAGCATTATAATTAATTCTTGTTTATCGTTAGATCCCATAATCTTAAAATCTAAATACAATTCTTATTCTTTATACTTCCATTTATATCCATAAGCAGTTTTACCTTTTCCGTTACAACAATTACTAACTCCAGAAGCTATTTTTCCCAAATATTTATCTACTTCTGCTCTACAAGAAAAGACATTAATTAAATTCCCATCTAAATCGTATTGTTCTATTGGCTTATTATTTCTCCTACCTTTTACATACTCCTTATCTGGTTCTTCACCAGAATATGTCCATACATAACCAAAAGCCGTTCTTGCATTATTTTTATGTTTTAAACATAAAATTATCGGAGTACTTTTATTTTTTCCTAAAAATTTAGTAGCTTCTATAATAGAATCAAAACTTCTAATGTAGTTAAATTCTAAATCGTATTGATCTATTGCTTTTTTGCATTTCTCTACCGAATTCTTAAAATTTTTACTATATAAAACATTGTAAGAATTTGTACACCATTCAAGATTATTAACGCAATTATTACTTTTTATTTCATCCTTATGGTTTACAATAGGATAATTATTTGGATTCTCTATAAAAGTTAATGCAATTAATCTATGTACTAAAAATCCTTTAGAAATATTATCTTTCCATAACAATACTACTTTATATCCTTGGTGATTAAATTTATCACTTATTATCTTTTCTTTTTTAGTACAATAATATTCTGTATTCTTATTTTTTCTTTTTATTTTTCTTTCTAACACTTTTATTCTACCTAAAGTGCTTGCCTAATATATTCCTTCGTATCCAGGAATATCCTTCCATATTTCTTCCATAAAATAAACTTTTAAAAACGGAAAAGTATTTCACCTAATTTTGGCTTATATAAATTAGGCTGTTCTCCTCTTAGAACTTGTTCAAGTCCTTGTTCATCAATGGTAATATAATTTGAATTTTTATGAGAATCTTTATACCATTTAGTCTCTTGCGAATCTTTTATAACTATATTAAAGATTTCTGCTTGTTTGTTACTAGTAGTTTTACGAATTACACGTCCTCTTGCTTGAGTAGCTCTTCTTTCACTACTATCCATTCCAAGAATTATAGCTACATTTGTATTAGGATCATCAAAACCTTCAATTAGTCTCTTACATGAATGTAAATGCTTAATCTTTCCGGTTAAATATTGTTCTATCATATCAGAAGCACGCTTTTTACTAGTTTTTCCAGTATAAACATAATTACCTTTTTCT